CCAATCTGGTAACGGTTTTATTAACTACATCCCACTCTATTCCAAGCATACCTTTTTCAGCATATCCTACAAATCCTTTAACATTATTAATTTCAGTAGTCAAAGCAATTATATTAGCGATAGTTGCTGCGGATTCAGGGTCAATGTTAATAGTTACATTTGCTGCATTTGATGTTACAGTCAATAAATTAATCATTAAACTTGAAGAGCTTATACCATTATCAGGCGGCATATAATCCGCTTCAATTGCTTTAGTTACAGAATAAAGAATTTCCCCAAGGTCAGGGTCTTGAGCATATAACCCAATAGTTCTTATAAAATAACCCGTTTCCAATCCCGCATTTGATATTGCTCCACTTATCTTTACAGTTGTATCATTAATAACTGTTATATTGCTAATATCCACTGTTTGTTTAATAGAAGATAATGCGGTTAATGTTGGTAAAGATGAATCCGAAGGGGAAGAATCTGATATTCTAATCTTTGTAAAACTCATTTTTATACTTCCAGTAGCTATCTTGGCCATTAATGCGTGACCACGTTCGGTAATTACTGTACTCTGAAAACTTGCCATAATTTTTCCTCCTCTTAATTTTTGTACATTCCAGTTTAATCTGAGCTAAGAGTATAAACCGTTAATGAACTAATTCCCATTCCCCTATATAAAGAACTTTCCCCATTTTCAATTATTAAATTTAGAATATGCTTTTCTAAATTCACTGGGAGAATTACAAATAATGTTCTTAGCATTTCATCTAATTTTCCATATTCCCCAATAAAGGTAGTTAAGTTAAACTTATATTCTCGATGCACTAAATCGATTATATAATTATCTTCCCCTAATAATTGGTCAAGCTTATTTCTTAATTCCCTTATTGTAAAGGGCGGAGCCGTTGATAACCTATTGATTATCCTCTCTCTCCTAAATTGTATACTATCTGACTGTGGATTTGCTATTATATTTAACATATTCTCGTAAACAGCTAATCCTCTTGCATTGGCAGTCAGAATAAATTGGTTTTGTTCAACTTCTAATGTTAGCTGTTCAACCTCTTCAAATAGTTTGTTCTCTGTTGCAACTAATTGGTCTGTTTCAAGAACCCCTTTATAAATTATGGGATAATATTTAGCTAAATCTGTTTTATTCATTTAACGTCACCACCCCTAATATTGGCAGCTCCTGCCTTTCAGGAGTTTGTACTAATGTTAAATCTTCTGCCAAACTATTGATTTTTGTATTGGTTACGTTTGAAACTCCTGCAACATTTAATATTGCTGCATTTATTCTGGATATATAAACTCCAAGAAGGTGCTCGTTAAAGTCATTTGGGATTCCCCACTTTCTTCTAAGACTTAGCATATACTCTTCAAGAGCATCTTTTATTGGCTGTTCAACTTGAGCTTTTGTATACCCCGCCATTAAAAGTATATTGGTTTCTATATTGATAGTTAATTCATCAGGTGTTACAACTGTTACAATATGCCCTATTGGAGCTAACCCTAATCCAGTACCTTGAGGTGTTGGGTCGATTTCATTTTGAATTACATTGATAAAATCAGTTGTAATAGGATTGAATGAAGCATCTATAACACTACATTTAACCGTTCCCCCTCCATCCCAAACCGGATATATTTGAACTTCTCCTACACCCTCTATATTTTTTAGTACTTCATCATATTGAGCAAGATTTCCACCAAAGGGTTTATCCGTTAAAGCTAAGAAGTATCTTGCTCTTAAATCGTCATCTGTTTCTACATCCCTTGCCGGAATAATCAGGTCTGTCATAACTGCTGAACTTAACCCATTGATATAGTTAATTGGCATTAGATTACCTACATACGCATTTCCAATGGTACCAATGGTTTCACAAGTCAGTTGGTAACTCCCTGGAACTATTACTCCATCTACTTCATAAGGGGCGGTTACTACATAATTTAGTGTTTCAGTTTCTGATATCGTAGAAAATCTACTTCCAATTTCCACTTCTAATGGAGCTCCACTTGCTGTTTCAAACATAGCTTTTTTAACCGCTGCCGTAGCTGGGAATCTTTCTATTCCCTGCTCAGCTACTCTTAAATCTAAATATTCTTCATTGGCTGTTTCTGCGAAGGTATCTTTTAAGATATTTTTCAATCGCATGTAATATTCAGTTAATTCATAACAAGCTGGAGCCAATGCATCGTATATAATACTTCCTTCTCTTTTATCAATGGTATCTGGAACTCTTGATAATGCCTGCTCCATTAAATATTCAAAGGTATATTGTTCTAAATAATCTCCAATCATACTATTTTCACCTCCGTGCTAATATTTGCTGAGCCAACTACTGAATTTACCGTAAAGCTTGCAGTCATTCTATCTATTCCAACTTGCTCTGTAACAAAATCTGTTATACTTAGGATTCTATCATCTGCAAGAAGAGCTTCTGTAATAGTTCTTTCTAAATCCGAAACAATGAAATCGTAATCTTTTCCAATTAGTCTATCCAACTCAACCCCATATTGAGAACTGTATATTACATAGGCATAACGTTCTGTATATAGGATTTTCATAACTAACTGCATAATAGCTTCTTCATTATCTATCTTGCCACTAATCCTTTTTCTTTCAAAGTCTAATTTATAGGTCAATGAGGGTTGGCTGACTACCTCTAAATTAGTTAAATCTACTTGCTGTTCAGGTATCATTCAATTCCCTCCTCTCTTTCAAGTACATAAAACATCTGTCCTTGATTCACCCTTAACACTCTTACCTTATCTCCAACAATTAATCCTCGCCATAAAAGAATATCAGGTAATGCTGAAAGGGTATTCATTTGCGGGATTGTATGGGTATGTGGCCCTTCTCCTGCAGCTGATGTAGTATGTTGAGGAATAACATGCAAGTGTTTATTTTCCTCTCTTTCTGGTATCTTGATTACTGTTTCCTTTACCAATGCCGATAAGATTAAGAATTTCTCATCAACCTCGAATCGATTATCAATCTTTATTTTAAGAGGAGAAACCGATGTTACTACTCCAAATAATAAATCAGTTGTTTCTCCTGTAGGCATTTTGCCAGCTTCTTGCATTATCTTTAATAATTTATTTCCCGCCATTATATACTCACCTGCACTTCCAATTGCATTGTATGCAAATCATTTTGAAATGTATGAGAGCAAGTAGTAACCATGAAATATTGATTAATGGCTACTCCCTCTTTTTGTAAATCACCGATGCCAAGGACTATGCCACTACCAGCTGTCACCTTCAAGTCTCCAAGACAATCTAATTTTAATTTCTTAGTTACCCTATTCTTTAGCTTTAGAATCATTTCAGCTCTTGCTTGAATCTGCGCAACATTTGCATTTTCATCCATCTTTTCAAAATATTGTAATAATCCCCATTGCTTGATAGTATTACTATCTTTAACAATATAAATTTCTCTTTTCTTTGTTTCTTTGTTTTCCTTAATCAACTTAACTTGGTTATAGGTATCATCATCTATGGAACTTTCATAATCGAAATCAATTAGTAAGCTTTCATCTCCAATAAACAAATCTGTCTTCATTGAGTTAATACTAATAAATTGTAGTTTACCAAAGTTGTCTCTTATCATATACCAATTTCCGGTGTTGATTAAGGTCTCGTCAATTGCATGTTGAATTATTTCAAATAGTGTTTTGTTATCATGCACCCTTGGAGAAATTATATAGGAACTTGAATCTTTCACTTCAGAGGATAATTTAAAATCATTACATATCTTTGTAAATATCTGTGAGGCTGTTAAATTTGATAATACATAGGTGTCTTTGTTCTTTAAGTATCTCATCTGGTCATAGGCTGTTACTGGGATTTTTTCGTCCTTCTTCTTTCCCTTTTTAAAGATATAACCAAAGAAAACTCCTTTGCCATCTACTTTAAAAGAAATAGGTGAGCCTTCGCTTATAGTCACTTTATTATCATCAATATAGTTAAAAGTTAATTTTCCGGGCTGGTTAGTTAATGTAGTCTCCCATACAACATTAGTAATCAATTCACTAATATCATAAGCCTGCCCGCTTTTACTATCTTGTACAATCGCTTCTATATTCATTAACTCACCTCTTTCTATTTATGTTTTATTTGACTCTCATCTACCCATCCCCTATATCCTCCACTTGGGGTTGTAATATGGTATCTATATTTACGACTTTTGTTTGCTACAATATGGCTTATTTTCCCTGTAAAATTATTAAATGTTCCAAAGGGTTTATCCCCATAACTTGAATACCAATACTTACCATTTGCAATAACCGTATCTCCAATAGAAAAGCCAGTCTTCGGCCTCTCCTGCTTAGGTGGAGGAGTTACTTTTGCGGGCTCTGCTTTATTAGTAGGTAATTTAATCTTGACTACCTTTGAAGAAAATGGTCTATACTCCTTGAGGCTAATACTATAATGAATATCATCATCTCCAGCTTTTAATCCATACTCTAAGTCTTCAATAGCTGCCAACATATTGATTTTAGTATCACTAATTATGAATCTAAATGGTTTCTTTTCTTTTCTAATCTTTTCAAAGAAATCTATATAGAATTGAGGCTTTTCAAACTTTCCTTTTGTTAGGACATATGGAGCGTTAGCATCCATAGGGAGAAAGCACTCTATAGCCAATCTTTCTAATTTCTTTTGACGTAATAAATTTATTTCACCAAGCTTTACAATTTCCGAAGTTGTATTATTCCCGGAGGAATTTATCATTATCTCCTCTGGGTTAACTGGAAGTTGAACAACCTGATTATTATATTCAAAGAAAAATCTAATAGCCATTATGCTCCCTCCCCTACTAAACTACTCGCATATGCTTCTTCAACCATATCCTCGATAACTGATAGGATTTTATTAACATCTGCGGTTTCCCTCACATCTCCAAAGGTTACATGCATCTCTGGTCTGAGGGTCGTATATTTATTTACAAATTCAGTTGCTGCCACATCTTTGAGAAGCTTGATATCTTCATCTGTGATGCTCACATCATCTTTAATCTTACCTATGCTATCAAGGTTACCACCTGCTATGTTCAGATTATCCACATTCTTCATATATTTATCCCAATCAAATTCCTCAGGAGTCTGACTCAAATACTCTTCCAAACCACCTGCTAATTGATTGTCTTGCTCTGCCTGCTTTGCAGCCTCAGCCTCTGCTCTTTTCTTAGCAAGTGCGGCCTCATCAGCGGCTCTATCAGCCGCCATCTTTGCTTCTCTTTCAGCGGCCTTTGCTGCTGCTGAGTCTCTTGCTGCCTGCAGACTATCGGCTCTTGCTTGCCTTGCTGCCTCCTCTTCCGCTGCCGCGATAGTTGCAAAGGTTAATTCCTGAATAGGGTCAATAGCTACTCCAGGGATTTTGTTTAACATCCCAATCAAATCATTGATAATTTTAATAGCACCATTTGCCATCCCCTGAAGGATTTCTAATACCTTCACTTTTGCCCATCCAAATGCATCTGCAATACCATTACCGACCATCTGGAAGAAGATTGGAACCTGGTCAAAGAAATTGAGAATTGAATTCCATATCTTAATTATTCCATATTTGAAATCCATATTTGTTTGCCACAAGTCTATAATCCATAAAACTAAAACAACGATAATTGCAATAACCGCTACAATTAACGCAATAATCCAAACCAATGGACAAGCCCATAAGGAAGTATTAAAAGCATATTGAGCTATTGTAGCCACTACGATAACTCCTGCAAGTACCCCCAAGATAACCGCTAATATCTTTCCCACTACTCCAAAATTTTGCCATAAGTAAACTGCCGCCGCCACCATTGCTGCTGCCAGCACAAGTCTTGCATTTAATATCAATAATTGCGTATTGACAGCGCCCTGCGCAAAGGCATATAAAGCGGCCGCCACCTGAGCTGCTGTATATGCTACAGCAATACCTGTTAGCGCCCCTACCACTATGTCTGCAATAACCGGGCCATTTTCTTGAACCCAAGCCATTATCCGCCCCAACACTTCAATCACATTAAGTGCCACGTTAGATATCCAAATCAATCCATTGACTATATTCTGAGCAAATTGGTCAAATGCGGGACTATTGACAAAAGCGCTCACCCTCTCAATTACCGGTTGAAATGCTTTTAGAGTCATGTTTTTTACTTCCGTCCAGGTATCTCCAAAGGTCTTTGGCATGTCATCAAAAGCAGCATTAATATCATCTGCTGCTGCAAACATCGCACCTTTGATAATATCCGCCGTGATGAGTCCTTCTGATGACATTTCCTTCAGCTCACCCTTTGACCTACCTGTAAACTTAGCAATCGCCTCAGCAAGCATAGGAGCATTTTCCATTATACTTCTAAATTCATCACCTTGTAATTTACCAGCTGCCATAGCTTGTGTTAATTGGTACATCGCAGAAGTTTGTTCTTGAATTCCAGCTCCACCGATTTTGAAGGACTTATTCATTATTTCTGAGAATGCTACAATCTCTTCTGTACTGCTAAATGCTTCTGACGCTAATATACCTAATTTACTAACTGCTGCCGCAGTAGCTCCATATTCTGCTCTTGACCGTTGAGCGGATGCTAATATCATATTCTGTAATTCGCCAGTAGTCTGTAATCTATCATTCATTAAATCCAGCCTTGCGGTAGTCAAAGTGAAGGTATCTGCAATACCGGTCACCTGAGAAACCCCCTGCAAGGCTGCTTTAATTGTATATATAGCGGAGGCCGCAGTTACTAATGGATTTTTCCATCTACTAAATGAATTAGCAG